CATACGGCGGTACAAGATATTCGTGTCGTGACTTAGTCCAAAAGTGGTACAACGATAAGTGCAAGAAGTTGGAACTCGACCCATTCGGGTATGAAGCGACAGTAGCAATCGGGGAACTATCGCAGATTATCTGGAACACGATGAATGCCAGCTTGAGAAAGCCTAATAAAGTTATGGCGTGGCTACAGCAAGCGATCAGAATCGTGAACAAGGACGATAATTATGTGGAATGGACGACGCCTTTGGGCTTTCGTGTTCGTCAGAGATACTTCGCTACCAAGATGCAGAGAATACAGACGCTATTGGGCGATAAGATCTCGTGGATTAACTATCACTTACCGCTTGAGAGCGTCGATAAACAACGACAAGCCAATGCTATTAGCCCTAACTACGTTCACAGCCTCGATGCAAGCGTCGCTCAAAAGACTGCGATAATGGCAAAGGCAGAAGGTATTGAATCGTTAGCTATGGTACACGACAGTATAGCAACTCATTGTACAGAATGTTGTACATTAGGTAAAATCATTCGACAATCTACCGCTGATATATTTTTAACCGATCAACTCGCAAAGTTTCGCGACGAGATCACACAACAAACCGAGAGGGAGTTACCTGAGTTACCGAGTTACGGATCATTAGATCCTAAAGCGGTGCTAGATTCAGAATACTTCTTCGCATAAATGGAGATAAAACGATAGTGAAAGAAATCACAACACCAATAGGAACCGCAAGATATTGCTGGCTAACTAATCCCGCTAAAGGCGAATACGATGGAGAACACGGCTTATACCGTACCGAACTCGTGCTTAGTAAAGAAGATTGGGAAGCATTGAAGCTAGAAGTAAAGCCAAGCTTTGAAGCGTATCTTGAAGCGGAGTCACAAAAGAAAGGTAAACAACTAAAACCAGCACCTTCCTCACCGTTCAAGATTGATGACGAAGGTAACCACTACATTAAAACGAAGCGTAAAGTGGCTTATAATATGAAAGCCAATGCTCGTGATATTGAAGATGGTAAAGCTGAAAAGATTGGAGATTCTGTAGCGATATATGCACCAGCTACATTACTTGTAGACTCATCAGCACAACCGATTAAAGGTGACAAGCCAATCATCGGAGCTGGTAGTCGTATCAGGCTAGGATTAAAACTTAGGTTTTGGCATGTACCATCACAGGGTGTAGGTATGACGTTTGAGCCGTTGTCAGCACAGATCATCGAGCTTAAAGATGTTACTGAATCTGAGAATGTAGGTACGTTTAAAGCCGAAGAATCAGGATACAAACACGGGGGAGAAACCTTCGAGTTTAAAAAAGAAACAGAACTGAATGAGAAAAAAGAGGAAGCCAAACCGCTCGCGGCGGACTTCTAACTTTCGTTCAGGATTTGAAGCAAAGACCGCCAACTATTTACGGCGGCTGGGCATCGAGTTCGAGTACGAAAGCTTAAAGGTCTCTTATATGCGCGAAGCAACATACACGCCTGACTTCATCCTACCTAATGGAATCATCATTGAGACCAAAGGGCTATGGACGAGTGAAGATCGAACCAAACATCTGCTTATAAAAGAACAGCATCCCGAACTCGATGTCCGACTTTGCTTTCAAAACGCATCAAACAAAATTCGCAAGGGTAGTAAAACTACCTACGCGATGTGGTGCGAAAAGAAAGGATTAAAATATTGTGACAAAAACATACCAAAATCATGGCTGAATACAAAGAAATGCACACGTCGTGTTCGTCATGTGGATCAAGTGACGCCCGATGTGAGTACATAGACGGCTCAAGCCATTGCTTTAGCTGTGGCGAGAATAAACAACCCAACAAGAAACGAATGGAACCACAAAATAAACCACCAACTTCGTTTGTTACTAACGGAGAATACACAAACCTAACCCGTAGGAATCTAACGGAACAGACCTGTCGAAAATGGGGCTATCAAATAGCTACTATCGATGGGGAACAAGCACAGATCGCCAACTACCGTAGTCGAGATGGTAAGCTGGTAGGTCAGAAAATCAGATTTGCTAACAAAGACTTCAAAGTCAGAGGCGAGCTAGTCGGATTATATGGTCAGCATCTATGGCGTGACGGCGGAAGACGCGTCGTTGTAGTCGAAGGTGAGATCGATGCCTTATCAGTCAGCCAAGCTTTTGAGCATAAGTGGCCCTGTGTTTCGATTCCACACGGCGCTCAAAGCGGGAAGAACCACGTCGCTCAGGCACTCGATTGGCTTGAACGATTTGAAGAAGTTGTGTTCATGTTTGATAACGACGATGTGGGACGCAAGGGTGCGGTGGAATGTGCTTCGTTGTTATCGCCGGGTAAGGCGAAGATAGCAGAGCTTCCGCTCAAAGACGCAAACGATATGATCGTGGCTAACCGAAGTAAAGAATTAGTGGATTCGATTTGGCAAGCACGAGAGTACAGACCCGACGGTATCATCGGAGCTGAAGAACTATGGGACAAGATCATCGACTTTGACGTCGCTCAAAGCGTACCTTATCCGTACCATGAACTAAACGAAAAGACTTATGGCTTGCGACAAGGTGAGCTTGTAACTGTTTGTGCTGGTAGCGGGATTGGTAAGTCGTTGTTCTGTAGGGAGATAGCTTACCATTTGATACAACAAGGACAAGCCGTTGGGTACATCGCGCTCGAGGAGAGTGTCCGTAGAACGGCGTTGGGAATCATGGGGTTACACATCGGTAAACAACTACATCTTGAACACGATATAGAACACGAAGCATTACGACCAATCTTCGAGGAGACCGTCGGCAATGGGAAGTTCTATACCTACGATCACTTCGGCAGTTGCGACAGCGATAATCTACTTAACCGAATTAGATACCTATGCAAAGGACTAAACTGTAAGTGGATATTTCTTGACCACCTGTCGATTGTGGTGAGCGGGTTTGATGGCGACGATGAACGACGCTTGATCGACAATACCATGACGAGATTAAGATCGCTGGTAGAAGAGACTCAATGCGGAATGGTGCTAGTCAGCCATCTTAAACGACCACCGGGCGGGGGACATGAGGAAGGACACGCGACATCGCTGTCTCATCTTCGTGGATCCCATTCGATTCCTCAACTTTCTGATATGGTTATCGGGTTGGAACGGAATCAACAAACAAAAGAAATAGATAAAGCAAACCAAACGCAAGTACGAGTCTTGAAGAACCGATTCTCAGGCGAGACAGGGGAGGCTGGAACATTGTACTTCGACAAAAATACAGGGAGATTAAATGATAGTGTGGCGATGTTTAGAACTGATAAAGATAACAATCAAGCGATGGGTAAGGATCCTTTTTAAACGATGAGACTGAAAACATATTACTTTGATATTGAAACGAACGGCATCGAGGACTTCGTTTTACTCACCGATCTAAAGGTAGTCCATTGCCTGAGCTTATACGACAGAGACTTAGATAAAGTCGTAACCTTCAGCGGTGATTCAATACGCACAGGATTAGAAGAAATGGATCGCGCTCATACGATCATCGGTCACAACGTCATTAAGTTCGATCTGCCAGCGTTGTATAAGCTGTATGGATGGACGCCTAGAGCGCGTGTGTTGGACACCTTGGTTAGTTGTAGGTGCGTTGAAAGCGACATCAGAGCGTTGGATGCTTTGCGTGATAACTTCCCGCCTGAACTGCGCGGATCACATAGTTTGAAAGCGTGGGGTCATCGTATCGGTCAGGTACAAAAGCTAGACTTCGGCAGTAAAGAAGGAGCTTTCGATGTGTTTACCGAAGAGATGAAAGAATACTGTGAGATCGACACGATACTGACGGCTAGTGTTGGTGGTTATATTCGCGACGCTAACCCTGATAGTCAGATGCTGACGCTGGAACACAGCTTCGCTAGACTGATGCGTAAACAGGAGATGCGTGGCTTCGCTTTTAACGAGGAGAAAGGCGAGCGATTGGTGATGACATTGACATCCCGTCGTGCTGAACTTGCTGACACACTACACAAAATGTTCCCGCCTGTGATCGAAGAGATGAAGACCGCAGAAGGATGGGAACTAAAGGTTAAAACATCGGACGACGATTTATTAGTTATTACTAAACCAACCAAAGGTGAGATAGCTAAGGAGTTGAAAGAACGTGGCATGGTACAAGCGTTGTCAAAGAAGGCGGTCAGGCTCGGCAATAGATCCAAGGAGATCCCGTTCAATCCTAATAGTCGTATGCAAATAGCTGATCGATTGATGGAGCTTGGATGGAAACCTAAACAGTTCACACCTGATGGTAAACCAAAGATCGACGAAGCAATCCTATCAGAGATGAAGTACGAAGCGGCTGAACCTTTGCTTGAGTTCTTGATGGTCAGCAAACGATTGAGTATGCTCGATGAAGGCGACGGCTCGTGGCTCAACTGTGTATATAAAGGACGCATACATGGACAAGTAAATACAGGCGGAGCGGTCACAGGACGATGCACACATTCCAATCCTAATATCGCTCAAGTCCCAGCCGTAAGCGTACCTTATGGTACAGAATGTCGTGGACTATTCGAGGCGGGTAAAGGTTACAAGTTAGTTGGATGTGATGCGAGCGGTCTTGAACTTCGTATGTTAGCTCACTATCTATTCCCGTTTGACGGCGGTAGGTACGCAGATGAAATACTGACGGGTGACATCCATACGCTGAATCAGAATGCGGCAGATTTGGAAACACGTAATCAAGCTAAGACGTTTATCTACGCATTTTTATATGGCGCGGGTGACGCTAAGATCGGAAGCATTGTCAATGGTACAGCACGGGAAGGAAAACGATTGAAAGAAAAGTTCCTTACTGCGTTACCAGCTTTGGCTCAATTGAAAGAAGCAGTCGAACAAAAGGTCAGAAGACACGGTAGACTGCGCGGTTTAGACGGGCGTATATTACCGATCAGATCGGAGCATTCGGCGTTGAACACATTGCTACAATCTGCTGGGGCTGTCGTTATGAAACAAGCTATCGTCACATTGGACGAACACTTACGACGCCATCAAGGTTGGGCTAACGGTAGGGAATATGCGTTCGTGGCTAACATCCATGACGAGTTCCAAGCGGAAGTCCTACCTGATTACGTACCGATGTATGGGCCACTAGCCGTCAAAGCTATTAATAAAGCTGGTGAACTGCTAGGTATTAACTGCCCGTTGGATGGTGAGTACAAAGTAGGTGCGAATTGGGCGGAGACTCATTGATGTTACAAGAACTACAATACGATTCTTATACCAGCCTTGCACAATTATATGACACTCAAGATCTCACCTACCCTGTAGTTATGCCCAGTAGTAACGCACAACGTATCGGAGCTATAGCCGAAAGTAAATACATCACAGAGTGTTTAGAGCGTGACTTCGAGCCTCATATGTCTGTTACACCAATGCCGTGGGACTTCATCGTTCATTGCCCCGCTGGGGATCTCAAGGTGCAAGTCAAAAGTACAAGCGTCAGGATCAAAGGTGGGTGCTTCTTCATAAACACAGGGAGTGGGAGTACTAGCAAAGAACACGTTAGTGACAAGGTTGACATCGTCGCTTGTTACACGTCACCAATCGACACATGGTGGATGATACCGAGGTCTGATTTGACAAGTAAAACGATCAAGCTATACGCAGAACACAACACAAAAAGTAAATACAAGAAATACCAAAACAATTGGAGCCAATATTATAAATGAAAACGAAACTATTAATCGACGGCGATGTACTCGCCTATCAATCCGCATTCATCGCACAAACAAACTTCCAATGGGCTGAAGAATTATGGTCAGTCCAAAGCGACATAGCCCAAGCAAAGGTATGGATCTCTGAACGCCTTGACTACTTCATGAAGAAGACCAAAGCTGACGACTTCATACTCGCCATAAGCGACCGCAATAACTTCCGTAGGAAACTGTTCCCTGAATACAAAGCTAATCGCCGCTCCAAGTTCGCACCCATTGGACTTAACCCTATACGTGATTGGATAAACGAAACATATGAAAGCGTAACCTATCCGAACCTAGAGGCTGACGATGTCTTAGCTATCTTAGCTACGGAGAAAACTACCAAGGACAAACGAATCATCGTGTCAATCGACAAGGATTTCAAAGGTGTACCGTGTAACTTCTACGACTTCAACCGCGATGAGATGCACGAAGTAGACGAGGAACAAGCTGACGCCTACCACTTGATGCAAGCGATTGCTGGTGACGCTGTTGATGGGTACAAAGGTGTCCACGGCATAGGCACAGTTAGAGCCGAGCGTATGTTACGAGAGAAAGGTGCGACATGGGACACCGTTATGAGCGCGTATAAAGCAGCGAACATGACCGAGGAAGAAGCGCTTATGAACGCGTGGATGGCGTACCTAATTCGCAAGAAGGACTACAATCATAAGCGTAAACAAATCAACTATCTATGGATGCCAAAGGAATTTAATGTTGCCCAAAAGCGAAAGTATTCTAAGATCGTTCATGGGGTGACAGGTGAGCTTGATGAAGATTTATCTCGACCAAAAGCTTTTGAACCTTTAAAACTTTAGTATAGTGGACAACCATATCCAAAGAAAACTACCTGATCTTAGCAAGGATTTAATCGCCGTCTTAGACGAGCGGTTTCCTTCTAGGTGTCCTGATCCCAAAGATAGTGAACGGGAAATATGGATAAAGGTAGGTCAGCGTAAAGTCGTTGAATTTCTACAAGATGTTTACGACGAACAAAATACAACAGTAATCTCAACAAAAGTGTAATTATGTGTACAGGTTCAGGCCCTCCTCCTCCTCCGCCTCCAGCTCCTCCGCCACCTCCGCCTCTTAAAACAGCGGAGAAGGTACAACCAGCTCAGGCTAGTCGTCGTGCTGGATCTACTGTTAAACGGAAACGGGGAACTGCCCAGCTTACTCGTCCATCTATGAGCGGTGGATCAATGGCTGGAGCTGGCGTTAATCTACCACGATAAAGTTATGAACGGATTAGAAAAGTTACAATTACTGACAAACGCTGTAGCCACAGGTAACGGTGGAACATTTGGAACTGAACGCTCGAAGGGCTGGACATTTGTTATCGATTCAGCTTCGGTCACAAGCGGTGCTACCGTTAATATCGAAGCTTGGATCGGAGGTGCTTGGCGAGTAGTGCATCCTGAAACAGTCACCGCCGATGGTTCGGTTATGGTGCGTGATGATCTCGGTCAATACGAGAAACTACGGGCTAACATCAGCGCCTATACCGACGGTACTTACAATGTATATGCCACAGGTTCTTCGGATTCTCTTTAATGTCGCTCAAGTTTGTAGAGGTTGAGAAACCAGCGGGTATAACTGCGTTTCCAGCGAGTTTAAAGCGTCCAGCTTTTGGAGCTTTATACGGGTTTGATGCGCCTCAAGAGGAAGTATCTAACATATACAACATTGAAGATAGAGAGACTGAAACCGTCATCCTAGCATCGTCACCAACCAACCCAAGCGGACAAGCAACCGTTAAGTTTGGTAGTGACACTTACGATCTGTATGTTTGGGACGGGTCGGGTTGGTACATTTATAATAACGATTATACACCGTAAAACATGAGTACATTCACCACTTGCACATCATCCACACGCCCCTCTTCTCCAACGGACGGGGATGTATTATTTGAAACAGACACCAAGAATGTCATCAAATGGGACGGTACGAATTGTAGAGGGTATCAGAAAGACG